ATAATATTAGTGTTTGGAAATGCCCTTTTTAAATGTTTTAATTTAACATCTGGTGAAAGAGGATTTTTCTTGGCATCTTGGGAATGTGAAGCAATAACAAGGTGATCTGCACCTTGTTTATTGGCCATTGTTTTTAACCCCTCTACATTTTCCTCATGGCCTTTGGTTGGAGGGTTCATTCTACCAAAAAGTATGGCTATTTTTTTGTTCTGTTCTTCTGAAATTTGTAGAAATGACTTCATTTAGCTCTTGCCAATCGATTTAGACGGTTAAATTCGTTTCTATCATTAAATTTGGATAATTTGCCCTGATGGTTTATCACGAATCCTTCAGGTTTAACTTTTTGACCTTTGATTTCGTGTTCTAAATCACCTGTGTGCTGTGATAGTACATTCACTAAAACATTTTTTGCTTGTTGTAGGTGATGGTGAACTTTGAAAACATTTTCTAGATTTTGTTTATGTAATTTCGTATGTTTTATCATACTGGCCAATTCATCTTGATATTTCTTTTTACCAGCGTCAGTTTTCTTCTTGTCTATTTCTTTTGTATATTTCTTTTCTAGATGGTCTTGCAATCCTTTAACAGATGGCATTTCCTGAGTGTCTACTGTGGAATTTATATATGTTTTGACATGATCTTTAATAGGGCCAGAAACGGAATCATATATGTAATCTCCATGTTTGTCATGTATGTCCTGTGCTACCTTCACATGCTTTGCATATTCTAGATGTTGTGCTCCAGACATTTTAATCTTAGAAGTATCATGTCCAGGAGGTCGATGATATACATCTGGGTGATTTTTAAAATTAGATAAATCTGGGCTGTAATTCGCCTTCATGGATTTTGCATCAGAACCCACGTATTCCGTATGATTGTATATACCAAATTTAGCTTTCTTTATTTTCTTACCATCGTCTGAATTTTCATCGGTTGAATATGTTATGGTATTAGGTTTGAACTTAACTTTACCATTTTCCTTCTCTTTATCTTTTCCGGAAAACAAAACGTCACCTTGAAAAACTCCTTGAGGTGGTGTTATTTTTGGTAAATGATGCAGGGCATGTGTCAATTTTTCGACCAGCCCAGGCGCGTGCCCATGGTTTTTAACTATATCTTCTGGTGTATAATTGATTTTTGGTGTTTTATTGAAAGCGGATTTTGATGCCACAAAGAATTTACCTGTTTCAGGATGAGTGCCGTAAACTATTGATGGTGAACCATCATGTTTCATAGTAAGAGAAGAATCATGTGCACCAGCTATAATGTGTTGATGAGCTTGATCTAATGCTCCAACAGCGTGTTCAAAGCCTTTAGAACCATCATTTATAGGATGATCTTCCAGATGTTCAATGTGAACAAGTTTTTCCCCCTCGTCCTGAGAAGAAGCTTCTTCGATTAAAAATCGCCTAAATGGTAACATTAAAACCTCTGGGTAGTGCGCTGTGACTATTTGGTATTTAGTAACCCCAGATTTTAATGTCCACCCATTTGTCCATATCTGATCTGATAAGAGAATGCCTTCCTATATTAAACCTACCGTCTTGGAATGGGTGATTAATGTCAATCCTTTCTACTGGAATGTTGAACAATTTTAATTGTGCTTCCAACATAGAGTGCCCACAAAGTGTCACACCTCTATCATAGTGATATCTCAGAAAAAAATATGTGCTTGAGTAAATATTCATTGTATCCGGATCAGCTATTGCAAATTGATCATTTAATAATGGATTTGGACCATCAAAATCTTTTGAAATATAGACTTTTCCTTTTTCTAATTTTGTGAAATCTATAACAGAATTCAAGGCCAAATCAAATCTACTTCGAATTACAAAATCATATTTTTTACTCAAAGTGGCTTCTGTGACAACCCTAAAATGGTCAGCCTTTTGTATCGAGTAAAACATCGAGGTACAGAAATTTGCTGGATGTGACGAATTAGTAACTACCATATCACTATTGATGTTGGTATTCAAAGGCTTGTCAAACAATAAAAGCAATGGAGAATAGATTGCGTTTATTTCTTCATATATTTTTAGTTGATTTAATTGATTTGAACTTTTCCAAGAGTGCGCAAAAACATCAACAGTGAAATGATCTAAGAGGTTCTTTTTAACATATTGATAGGCATCAAAATAACTTCTTGGTTGGCCCGACAGGCAAAGAGCTAATTTCGGAAATGAATTTTTCGACATAATCTGTGCAAACTCCAAAAATATTTAAACTTTTTACATAATCCCAATATTCTTGATTTATTTCAGGTAATACAGCAATAGATTTTCTCGTTAAATGTTTGCCAGGATATGTCCATATAAACTTGCCTGAAGTTAACGTGAAATCATCGTTTTGATGCCAGAAATATTCATAATGAATAGGTAAATCATTAAGTTTATACAATGCATCTAGATTTTTGCAATGTATCCAGAGCCCCTGTTTACCTAAGAAACTAACAGGAACTTCATATTGAGGTTCATCATGCCCAAGAAACCATTTATCATAAATTGCCCATACGTCTACTTCGCAATCATAACCGTGTTTTAGAACTTTTTCAATTTGATCGGGAGAGTTTTCTAAATTTTTGTCCGGGCCATTCAATAAGCCTCGATGTGCTATGTATCTCATTTCAAATACATCTCCTTTCGTTTATATTCACCGAGAGGTGTATGCATAATAGTTTTATCAATCATGAATTCTTCCCATGGGAAACCCAATCTTCTTATGAAATGTTCTGAAACAACATGCGGGCAAAGTAATCCTGTTTCTCTATAAATCTGAGGAAGATGGTGTAATAGTTTAGAGAAAAGGCTTATTGTAAAAAAATTGCCCACTTGAATCATATCTGAGGTTCCTTGCCCCATATGGTTCCTATACCCTAACGTATAAAATTTATTCGGATCAAATTCAGGAAGAGGTTCATTAAAAACTAAATCTGGGCGCATTCTTATAACAAGATCATAAGTTTTACCTGTTAGAAACATATAATCTTCTAACATTAAAATTCCTCGCCCTAATTTAAATAACATCGATATGATGTTTTTAGGAACATGATAGAAGTTTGAATATTGCTTTGATCTTTCTTCGAATGAGGTTTGATATTTTTCATATGAGTCAAATCTCATTGCAATCGGTCTGTAAGTATTTCTTAGATCGTCAAAGTTCACTTTTGGAGCATCTTTAACTATTCCATGTTGACTATGTGGATCCCAATACGCCTCATCTTCCCATGTCTCAATAAAAATATCCGGATCATACCTCTCAACAAGACGTTGTTTGAAATTTGGATAAACTTGTTTCCAACACCTCATATGCCCGGTAAGTACAATAGCAACTTTCATTTTTCACCTTTCTAACCTGTATTGGAATTCAGCCGATTTTACGTTTATAGAATTTTTAACCATGTGATAACTTAGTATTGTTTCGAAATGAAAACATTTTGAATCTTCTCTTATATATTGAGAGAGTTTGTTATAAAGATCGAAATAAACTTTCATAGATTTCATACTTCCAATTGCATACTGGTCATTAATTTCCGGACAAAAATCACGATATTCAGAAAATTTCATACTATCAGGTATATAAATGCCTTCTTCTAAATTAAATTTGTTTAAATCAATTTTATATTCTGTGTTTCCGTCTAACCTATATCTTATCACACAATCATATTCTTCGTCAATTAAACAGAAAGCTTTATGCAGAGAGTAATGTTGCATATAAAGTCTCTCTATATAATTTTTACCAGAAGGAACAGAACCATTTGCTCCCGGAAATGAAACAATATCTTCTGGTACTATTTCTTCATATTTTGGCATTTCACATTGAATAAATTTTTTTAACAAGCAATTATTAGGTAAATTTTTTACGATTAATCTTTCAACATTATTTTCAGTTATTTCTTTTTCGTCATTGTCAAATTTTTTGGCTTTACCGTAATCTTTCCATAGATACATATAAAGGTGTATTTCATTATCACTTGGCAGTGATGTGATATTTGTTATCCATGCATTTCTAAATCTCGGTTGACCACCAGTAACCATCGCTATCTTCATTTTCTTCTTGCTATCCAGAATCTTCTTCTACCCATGTCATTATTGGGATCCAAATTTTCTTTTTCAGATGACCCTGATACTTTCCAATCATAAATGTGCATTGTTGAATTTAAATCTTCATCATCATACCTAACAAACGAAAAATTGTTTTCTTCTAAAACATGTTCTATGTGGTTTGCAGAAACTCTTTTAACTCTTCTAGTTTCTGTTATCGATTGGTCGTAATCATTTCTATCGGTAAATTCATATTCGAAGAGGGGCTTATCCGAATCTGCTACTTCCGTTTCTAAAACCAAAATGTCAGTATGATTCAGTGAACAAATTAAATCTTGTTTCCAATTATAAAGGTGATAAAGTAATCCAAAATTTATCACAATATCAAATTTTTTGTTTAGGTTCCAGTTTTCTTCATGATTTAATTGATGTATTTCACTATTTGGATTTTTTGACCGAATTATAGGTAGATATTCTTTTCTGCCTTCTGTGAATGTAATACTACAATTATGTGTAGTTCTAAAATAATTTCCTATATCACCTAGCCCACATGCTACTTCCAAAATAGATTTATTTTTGATAAAATCAACAGACAAAAGATTTTCTATTTTTTTTATTCTCTTTTCCCTCCAATCATTATAATGATTTTGAAATAATGATTCTAACATATTACATTCTCTCTATAGGTTATTCTTTGTAGTTATCCAAAAAATAATTTAAATCTTCTGGTGTTCCAATTCCCCACATACGTTCGATATTTTTTATACGTATTTTTTTGTTATCCTGAATTGCTTCATTGAAAACTGGGCAAACATAAAATTCATTATTGACACGAATATTTTTTTGAATCATTTGTTCAGCATATTTAACATAATCGGATCCTTGTTTCCAATAATAAATGCCAACTGTTGCAAGATTACTAATAGGGCGTTTCTCTGCAACTTCAGACACGAAACCATCTTCTCCTAATTTTGCATAAGACCATTTAGGATGTGTTGCTTCGAATGTGACGATTCCACCGTCAATAGAGTCGGCAGTAAATGCATATAAGCATTCATTTGAGTTCCATTCAACAAATTGATCTGAATTAGCCATTACCAATGGTGCATCATTATCAATAAATTCCTTTGCAAGTAATGTTGTACATGCTGCACCTTCAGTGAGCCCATCAACCTGTACAATCTTGCAGTCAGGTGCAATGACATTAAGCAGATATTTTAAATTATATTTTTCATAATGTTCTTTTTGTACAATAAAAATATAGTTTGCTTCAATGTTTAAGTTCTCAACAACTACTTGAATCATTGGCTTTCCACGAACTTCAATTAGAGGTTTTGGAAAAGTATAACCAACAGATGCAAACCTTGAGCCAGCACCCGCCATTGGAATCAGAACATTAAGCCTACTGTCCCTCCAAGGTAATGATTTTTTACTTTTTCCTTCAATCGTTTGAATCATATCAGTCAACCTTTTTAAAAATCTATCAGAATTTACTTCATGTGAATTTTCAACTGGTAATAAATGCGCTCCTGAATCCATGGCGCCTTGTCTTCCGATGTGGCTATCTTCTACTATAATAGTGTTTTTTGGAAGAGCGTTCAAAGCCGTCATGCATTTCCAGTACATTTCTGGATATGGTTTTGTCCTTGAAACATCTTCGTTACTAACGTAATAGTCTACTGAATCTAGTACGCCAATACTTAGTAATGACAATTTTACTGTTTCACGAATTGAATTTGATGCAACGGCAATTTTATATCCTCTTTTTTTAATATCCGAAAACAATGCAGATAAAAAATAATTAGGCATAAAACCACGAACTAAATTAAATGTTGCTTCTTGTTTATCAGCCCAAACCTTATCGTATGAAGATGTGGGTAGACCTTTTCTTTCAGTCAACATTTTAAGTTTTTTTGTTGTGTTTAACCCATCGTAAATGCTTAGATGTTCATCTCTAGAAATCACATATTTCGGATCAATCTTTTCAAGAGCTTTGTTCAAAGCATCATAATGTAATTCTCTAGAATCAATTAACACACCATCGAGATCAAATATGACTAACTTATTCATGTTTATTAAATCTCCTCAAAATCGAACGAACTTGCTCAATATCCTGATCTAGAGGCATTTTATGAAGTTCATATTTTTCAGGATTTCTGAAGTAGGACATGAGCAAAAGCCCTTGATCATCATCGACCAAGTTGTTTTCAAAAAGAACATTTAAAGATTTTTCCATGTGTGTTTTTAGCATGCACCATTGTTCTTTTTCTCCTACAAAAACTCCACCAATAATATAAACAAGGTTATTCAGAACGGCCGTTTGAATTTGCTCCATCGCTCTTGACAATACAGGTTCCCTGTAATTAAAGAAATGCATTTTTCCTGGAGTAAAATCGTATTCCCATTTTTTTGATTTAGGAATATGTTCATCATCTCTACAATATCCAAAATCGATCCATGATGCCCAATCATTAGTAATGAGCCCCTTTTCAAAAGCGTCATAAACATAAAAAGCTTTGAGTGAAGTAACTCCAACATAATCTTTTGACCAATATTCAGGGTTTCGAACTTGATAAGGATTGATTCTCCTTGTAAATTCTGGAGAACTTTGAATGTTGTGAATTTTTTCTCTTAGTTCCTGTTGTACATTCTCGTAATCATATGAAACAACTTTTACGTTAGGAGAAATATTTGAAAGACGTTCAACCAAATCCGGTGAAGTGTAGACGATTATTTCGGTGTCGATTTCACACATTCTTGTGAAGTGTTCAATGTATTTGTCAACAGAACGTTGAAGATAATGCGGGAGAGGTCCACCATTTTTGTGGACATTTGTTGACCAGTCACCGCGCCCGATATCATAGAAAGCGGTAACTAAAGTGATTTTGCTCATTTCAAAACCTCATATTTATAAAATTACGATTTATATAGGAAGTATTTAGGTGATGTGCCAGTATTTGTATCTTTTGTAATTTTTATTCCATATTTTTTAGAGAAATATTCCATCCATTCTGGAATTCTATCATATTGATGTACAATAACAAAAGGTTTTCCTTCTGAGTTTACAACTTTACCATTTTCGTCCATGTAGGGGCGATTTTCCAATAAATATGGACCAAATTCTTCCATTTGATC